TGAGTTACTTGGGTGTTCTCCGCAATCTTTGCGGGGATCAGGACTTTGACGTTAACTGCCATGTGTCACCTATGTAAATACTATTCGGACGCGGCCATTAGACCCAGGCAGACCAACAGCGCCGCCCTCTACCGGATCGCCACCGTCACCGCCAGCGCCACCAGTAAGGCTACCCACACCAGCGATTGCAGCCGCACCTGTCTGCGTAAAAGCCGCTCCGCCGTTACCATTAGAACCCGTCGCAGGCGACGTAAATATCGCCGTACCGCCAGCACCCTGCTGACTGCCGTAAATACCGATGCCACCGTAGCCTCCAAATCCCCCCGTTGCGATCATCTCGGGCAGCGCATACGTTCCGGCATACGCCACTGACTGAGTGCCAGCGCCGCCTACCGCATCGCCAAGTGACCCACCTGCGCCAGCCACGCCGACAGTGTACAGGATAGTTTTATTGGTATCCGCACCAGTCAGCACCAACACAACTTTGCAGTAAGCGCCGCCACCGCCGCCGCCACCAGGATTCTCCTGCGGCTCGTAGGCGAACTCACCAAAAATGTTCGTTACCGTACCGTAGCCGCCACCACCACCTGCGCCCCATACCTCAATGGTTGCGCCTGTGGCTCCAGTGGGAATGGCTACCGACCCTGACCCGGAGTCAAAGTCAAAGACACCACCAGACCCTCCGGTCGTGCCTGCAATCGCTGCTGCTAGGGTAGCGCCGCCCATTAGGACAGTCCCGCTCCGCTGATCAGCCACGAGGTTGAGCCAATTTTGACGCAAGTCGCCAAGCCGTTACGCGCAAGGGTGCGGGTGCCGGTTGTCGTGCTGTTAGCCAGTGTCAGCGTGTCGGTCGTAATACCAATCGACAGCGCCGAGACGTTAAGGTTAACGATAATGATGACCGTGCCAACCGGGAACGCGACAGCAGAGTTAGCCGGAATGGTCAGCGTCAGCGACGTACCGTTCATCAGAATCGACTTACCGCGATCTGCCAGCACCAACTGGTAGTTAGCCGACTTGCTGTTCGGCGGGGCTTCTCGATAACCCACAGCGTAATTGACGCTAGGCGAATCGTTATCGGGAATTAGCGGCGTGCCGGTAAACGTGGGCGATGCCTTGGGGGCATAGGTCGTTGCAGCAGCCGTAGTCGTCAGCGCATCCGTAATGCCATAGCCGGCCACCGTCGTCGGCGTGCCGGTAATAGTGGACCACGCAATAGACTGCGTAGATACGTCGTTGATACCGCCGATGTCGTCGTATTCGCCAATCTGCACATCGTTGGCGTCTTTCAACACAAAACGATACAGCACGCCTTCTGACAGCCACATGTCCTCTGGCAAGCGACCGCCAGAGTCAAGGATGATGGGGTTAGAGTTAACAGACGTACCGGCCACCGAGGTATAGGTTGCCTGCGGAGTCGTGGTGCCAGCCGCATACGTGTAAATCTTTCCGCCCGACAGCACTGAGTTGTCGTCGGTAAAGAACTGCGCTCCGGCGCCAGCAAAGGCGGAAAGATAGACGGTCATATATTCACCTGCGTCATAGTAAGGATGACCGAGGGGATGCCAGGATGGGGAGCAGTGGCTGGCTCGGCCAAAAGTTGCACGGTAGTGCTGTCAGTTGCCCACATCAACTGCAAATAGTCGCCGTTTGACATGGGTACAAATATGTTGGCAGCCACGAACACTTCGCCGTTGTTGCCTTGAATACGGACTTGAGATGCCGAATCTGGAATATCAACGCCGTTAACTCTCGGCCACACGTAGAAAAGCGCCACGCCACCAGAGGTTTTATCCAACTGAATGGAAAACTGCATGTTGTAAATAGCCGGTCTACCCACTCTAATGCGGGTGTTATCTGTTGGATCAACATAAACGCCGTACTGGCTTGACGTGCTGTTAAACGTCATCGCGTAAGCGGTATTTATTACGGCGGCAACTTGCGTTTGCGTCGAATAAAACGAGCCGTAGTTAACAGTAAAGACTTTGGCGGCCACAACCTCGGCAAGCGGAGGCTGCTTCTGAATGTCCTCAATTTCTTGTTGCAGAACCGCTATTTCATCTTCGGTGTTAGACGACAGCGATGGCGTCAGTTCAAGGTCAGACAGCGTAGTAGACGTGGTGCCGCCGCCCGTCAGTTGGTACTGATTGTTAAGGAAGCGGAACCATTCACGCGAAATAAGGCCGGTCCGTTCGTCAATAAACGGAACACGCGGCGCAGGGATTTGCGTGATGTTCTGTGCCATTACGATGCCGTCGGACTAATCTGTAGTTCGGCGCCCATGATGGCAACCTTGACCGGATCAGTGCCGCTAACTTCGTACACGCGGTCACGCAGTTTTAGCGTCATGCCCAAACGGCGGAATATGGCTCGGGTGCCATACTGACCAATACGACCCATCGAGGTCGTGCGCTCACCGTTCCAAGTGTGACCGCCATCATCCGACCAGCGCAGCATCAACTGCGGATTGGCACCCACTACCGTCGGGCCATCAAGCGCTAACGTCAAACCAGGGTCCTCTAGCACGCCAAGCGTGTACAGGTCGTTTTGCGTGTTGATGTCTTGCGGCACGTTAGTACCGAGGTTAGCCGTAAGGTTTGGTGCGCCTGATTCGGTATTAAGCCAAATAGACGCTTCGGTCGTAATCTCTACAGGCGGGTCAAACGGATCAATGCCGTTCAGACCAACGCCCGTCTCACAATCAATCTGGAGCGAGTGGTGAGCGGTACGCTTCAGGTCATTGCTGCCCGGAGCCAACGCACGCCAGCGGCGCAGCCACTTTTGGGCGTGACCTTCGTCGGCGTACACGTCCAAGTCAAACGCATACAACTTGCCGTTTTGGTAATCGCCAATGATTGGCTGACCGTTGAATCGAGCGTGGCTGTTGCCGCGATGACGTTTGAACTTTCCGTTACGGTACGAAGCACGCTCGTGCCATGCGCCTGTTGCAGCGTCAAACACCCACGTCGTATCGGCGTTCGTAAAGTTCAACACGTAGAACGTGTGGCCGTCCTGCTGGTAGGTGTAGCCCACCGCGTCAGTCAGGTCGCCGTAGCCTTGGATAGCGAACTCAACCGCGTGGGTAGACACGCGCACGCCTTGATAACCGTCGGCTCGATAGACGATGCCCTGACCGCGAGGGTCTGCGCCTAGCCAAAAGACGGAGTTGTCCATCTTGGCGACCGAGTACGGCGCAATACAGCCGATCTCGTTAAAGGCGCCTTGGATGCGGGTCAGCGGGAAATCGGCATCGCCCGAGTTGTACCAGACCTCCACCGAGTTCGTGCCAAACAGCCACGCTTCTCGGTGGTCAATGATCAGGGAGACTAGCCCGTCTGGTGAACCCTCCGCGCTCGCAAAATCCAAGGGGTCAACCGACAAGCCATCCAATAGACTTGTTACCCACACTCTTTGCGAGTTCGGCTCGTTGAACACGAAGTAACCGTCAAGGTATCCGACCGTGACAGCGCCCGGAAAGTCGGGGTCAGTAATCTGCTGAAACTGATCCGTATCCGTGTTGTAGATGTAGCCGTCAGGGTTAGCAGCAATAAAAATCTGCGTGCCGTTGTCGGCCATTGACACCGGGCCAGTGCCAGATACCAAGCCTACATACGTGGAAGTAGTGTTTTCCAGCAAGATAGTGCCGTCATCTTCTAGCAAGATGAGGCCTTCGGTTTCCAATATAAGTTGGTTTATTCCGCCATAGTTGTAGGCGCTGCCTAACTTGTAGAACTCGTTACCCGAGACGACGTACAAGAAACCAGCGTGTTCCCACAGCCCACGGATAGGTCCTGTGCCGACAACTGTTTGAAGCGCTATGCCGGGGCAGCGTTGCAGGTAGGCAGGCTCCTTGCCGCCCTCTGGCACCACTTCGGGATAAAGATTGACCATCCGGTTGTCGGCAGCATTGACCGACCGGATGACATACGACGACCCTAAGATCGGCGTCTTCACTTAGAAGTTTCCGGTAAAGATGTTAAAGCGCGGACGGTTGACGATCAGTGCCGCTGGCATTGCCATCAAGTCATCCGGGTTGTTGATGCGCTTCAGATCGCGCTTGCTCGCCATAGCGATGCGCTGCACCTGCGGAGAAGGTTCAACACCAAACTCGGCGGCCAGTTCGCAGGCCAAGATAAAGCGGAACGCACGCAGGTATCCAGGCGGGAACG